GCGCTGTGAATACTGTATTCCTTCCATTTGCGATTTGAATACTTGCACTGATCTATTTTTAACGAGTTGTACGGACAACCCAAAGCCTCCTTTTGTTCTAACAATGGACCCATCAGTAAGAAACCATCCAAGCATGGCCGATTCCTGTGGGCTTAATAGTGACTTTTCAACTTCTGGGAACTCCGTACGTGGTTGTAGGAGCTTTTCATAAGTTTTTTT